TGTTACTTAGGTTCTGTCCAAGGTTAGCTGTCTGTCCGAATCGACCAAATGCACTGTTCAGGAGATTATCCTGCAATCCACGTGTCTGGTTACCTACCCCTGCAAGGCCCTGTGCGCCCTGTAGAGCGTTGTTTTGGAAGGCCCGTCCCTCTGCACTAGCTGATAGCTGTCTACTCAGGTCAGCCTGTCCTAGGCCCCTACCGAGTGCTTCTGTCTGCAGTGAGCCACCAGTTGTCCCAAGACGACCAGTTGCGAAGAGATTATCATTGTTCTGAGAGACCTGACGGTCCTCAAATGGCTGTGCCTGCTGTCGTAGTAGGTCTAGGCGCTGCTGTGCGACCTGCTGAGGGTCCTGACCAGCAATACCTGCTAGGTTAGTAGCTCCTGCGAACGCACTGTCCTGTAGTCCCTGCTGGAAGCCTGAGCGTGCACCAGCGATGTCCTGCTGTGCGTTGCCGAACTGTGAGCCCACTCCCTGCTCAAGAGCTCCTAGTGTTCCAAAGTCCCCATCGACCTGCTGACCGAGAGTTGCCTGGTTGCGTGCATTAGCATCCTGGACATTCTGTGGTAGTCCACCGCCAAGTCCTGCACGTCCAATTTGATTTGTTGCGAATCCTACAAGTCCACCACGAGCTGGTTCCAGGTCACCAAGACCTGTGAAGATAGTGCTACCTGTTCGGTTCTCTAGGCCCTCGCCATTACCTGAGCTAGACACCTGTCCACCCAGACCGAATTGCTGAATCTGTGACTGCTCACGGAAGCCTCTATTAGCTAGACGCTCTGCGGCTGTGCCACCACCACCACCACCAGTTGATCCTCCAGGGATCTGCTGACGTACACCACCACCTGGGGTAGGTCGGAATCCACCGCCCTGTCCAGTAGGCTGTGCTACACCACTCTGCTGCTGTGGAGCCTGCTGCTGTCCACCTTGTAGGAGATTCTGGAAATCGAAATTAGATGGAGACTGTACAAACCCCCCACCTGAAATGTCAGATGTTCCAAGACCTGCAAACTGACCGCCAGGGCCAATGAAGTTGAAAGGCTGTAGCTCAGTAGATAGTTGTCCTGCTGCGTTAGCTTGCGCATCACGCGCTGCTGCTGCGTTCTTTGACGACGCAAACACAGAGATACCAGTACCTACAATCGCTGCTCCTGCTGCCCAAATGGCCATTATGACTTATCCTCCAGTACCTCTTGACGGTACTCAATGTATTCTTGTCGATCTGCAACGCTCAGTAGCTTTACTAGGGCATCTGGATCTGTTTCATTTGTTGCGTGGCACGTTACAAGGATTGCGTCCTCAAGTACTGCCAATGCCTTTTGCTCACCAGGACCACTCTCAAAGATGTGAGGTGCTTCCATCACTACGTTCTCTTCGTGCTCACTCATGGCAGCTTCGAGCTTACCCTTCATGAGGACATTGAGACATGGTCTCTTGTGGACCCTTCCTACAATGATACTGCCTGCTGGCATTCTAAATTCTCTGAGATAAACTCCTGCACTTGTGTGGTGGAAGGTCATCTCTTCAAAGGCGACATCATCTGGGATGGCACCTGGGTGTTCGCGGCATGCTACCGCTACTTGTTCAATCTGATTGCGACGTGCTGTCCGACTTGTTAGTGCCTGACTTGCTTGCTTCGCTAGGTTCCCCACGACGTGCTCTCCACTTGTCATATAGTACCCAGCTACCCGTTGCAATAGCAACAAGGGTAGCCACGGTTGTTAGAAGTTCATTGACTCCTGCTAGATGTGACACCCAGCCAGCGCTTGCAGCACTGACGGTCACCGTTGTTTGTACGTCTTGCATGTTATTCATGCCTTATGTTCCTGGCACTTCTGTCGCACCAATCCATGATCCCGCGTAAACGGCGGTAGTATCTGGAGCGGCTAGTGATAGGTTCTGTGCCCACTGAAATGATAGGTTACCTGCGCCTGTTGTCCAGACGATTCCCTCAAACACACGACTAATAGGTGTACTTGACAGAGCAGTATCTGTAATTGTCGATCCATTACCTGCCAACTCGTTGCTGCTCTTACCTGATAGGGCAATGAATTGTGAAGTGGATTGTAGAGTGCTGCTGTAGTTCCAGTTAAACTTGATGTCTGGTCCAGATCCATTAGGTGTTTCCATCTGGACTACAATCTTTACGTAGTATCGCTTGTTAGCGAGTAGTCCAATAATCAGGTGTGGGTCGTTAGCAAGAGTAACTGTACTCTCACGAACTGTGTCTGCAGTCTTGGCAGCAAAGATTTCAAATCCCATGTTCGCTCGTAGCGTAGCAGGAGAGATGTAGCGAGTTGTGTCTGTACCTGTATCGACCTCAGCCTGTGTAGCTCGTTCGACTACTCCTGCGGCTGTTAGGCTAGCTGCTGATACAGCAATTGTTAGGTCACCTGTTAGGTCTCCACCACCAGTAACTGGGGCAGTTGTGTTAATTAGACGACCTGTAGATACGAATCCAGTACCGGACACTAGGTCAGAGACTGTAACCTTACGCTTCCCACCACCTGCTAGTTCGATAGGAACTAGGTCAGTAGAGGCGGCGGCTGATCCTTGTGTTGTGAGTCCAGCGATGTCGAGCTCAACATTACTCGCATTGATAAGAACACCTCCATTCGCAACTGCAACAATATTCAGTACCCCTGCTGTGTGCGTAATACCTGCACCACCTGCCTGAGTAATGATATCTGCTGCACGCGCTGGTGTAATCAACTTCGTGTTAAGTGAGAGTGCTTCCGCCTCAGCTTGTGATGCCACGTCTGTGTCATCGTACTTTGAGATGATAGCTGTAGAGACCGCATCTAGTTCTGCGTCTTGCTCTACACCCTTAATCAGCTTGCCAGGGTTCCCACTCGGTAGTGAGTCCTTTGGTCCAAAGCTGGTGATTTGTGTGTAATCTGACATTAAGCGATCCTTCCGATCTTAGTGAATAGTTCCATTTGCTGGATAGCGAAGTCTCCGTTGACGTCAGCTTCAATAGCTACGCGGAAATACTGTCCACGGTTACGTGCGGGTACCTTCAGGATACGCAGTGTTAGTCCTCCAGACCACTCTGCTGCTCCCCATTCTCCAACACCGAATTCTGCACTGGCGTCTGCGCTGACGCTTCTAGTGAGACTACGGAAGCCATCGTCAAAGTCTACGTTCCACTTAAAGACAATGTCTGTGTTGTTCTTTACGAAAAGAATAGTACCGATACGCTTCAACATCTTCAGTCTGTTAGCTACATCCTCACCGAGGTCGAGCCAAGGTGATTCGTAGATGAATCTGAATGATGAACCGTTGTCGTCTGATCCTCCGTATGTTCCTACGCCATACATTCCCCCCGTGTGGAGAGTGCCATTGTCACGAGTTAGCCAAGCTGTTGGAGCAAGGTCCCATGTGGTGATGATGCTTAGGAAATCCCTGTCGTCATCGATATAGCGACGTCTCTGGTCGAGGCACCACGTAATTGACTGGTCAGGGAATGATAGTAGGTAGAACCCATTCTCGGGAGAGTAGGCACTACGGATCTGTGCGTTGTCTGCATCGGCTAGGCGAAAGCGTAGCTCGTCACGGACATACTTTGTTAGGTTTGTTACTGGGTTGGATCTTTCTGACACAAGTCGAGCCAGTGACTGGACACCGTTACGTGAGAGAAACAGCAGGTCGGTTTCACCAACTGCCTGAATGCTCCACTGTGTTACACAGCCTGTCCCTTCAAGGACGTCGGTAACAGCAATAAATGTTGGATTGAGACCCAGGGCAGTTCCCTGTCCATCTGACCAAAAGACGATATGCCGCTTACCAAAAACGACCAGACCTCCGTTGAATGCCCAAATAGCTGTGACTTCATCTGTACCATCGGTCCAGACGTTGTGCATGTCAATAATACCCGCACTTGCTCCGTCCCATGTCGTTTCGTCCAGTAGGGCTGAGTACTTGATCGTACTTCCATCTGAGTCGAGTCCCCAGACACGTCCGTAAGCTGATAGGCCAACTCCTCCACGGATTGTGGGTGCTGTACCTGACGATTCCACGACGGTAGCGAAAGTGCCAGCGCCATTGTAAACAATAGGCTTCTGACCATCCTGGAAACCGATGACCTTATTGTTGAAGTCCTGGAACCACCATCTGCCATCTGCGTCAGTGACTGATCCCGAAATGTCGTTTCCTTCTGGGTCTGCAACATTGTTAGCAATTCCTCCATCCCAGGCGACAATGAGCGTAGCTGTACCTGTGCTAGTTCTATATTCATGAAGTGTCTTAACTGTAGGGTTAGCCGTAATGTCCGTTGTAGTAACGTCCAGGAAGCCCTTACGAGCTGCTAGTCTACCTGCCACATCAATGACTGCGTTCTCTGCCTTGGTAGCATACTGTGGTGACAGCAGACTTCCACTCTGGGCAAAGTTAAGCCCCAGGAATCCTGGAGAGACTAGATCAATTGGTTGTAGCTGTTGTGCCATTAAACAAGTACCAGATCGATTCCGCCTTGCTCAGCTGTGTCTCGTGACACTGCGTCATTCAGGGCATTACGATATCTTTCCTCTGAGAATAGAGCGTTGATTCCTAGCTCCTCTCCTCGCTCTTCGAGCGCGTACCAGAGGGTGCCTACTTCGAGTGCACGAGTTGGGATCACAATGACTGTGTCCAGGTCCGTGTCAGTTAGTCGTGCTTGTGGGACAACCATGATCGCACTGAGTGTGCGCTCTGTGCTGGGACGTGGCCATACGTGGATTGTAAGTTCATCCCCGCCACGATCATCAACAGCAAAGAACTGAACATCAGCACTAGTGCGAGTAGTGGGATCAATAGTGTCACGATAGAGAAGGTCAGTAAGCTCCAGCTCACGAAGCGCAGTAGGGCTATTGGAGTCAGTGACATCAAAAACGAGTGGAGTGAATCCGAGACCACGTGCACCAGCCCAAGTAACTTCATCCCCACGTAGGATACGTGAGCGCTCATTCGATCCGACAACTGTTCCACTGAGTGCATCCACTGCGATAGTCGCCGTGAGCACGTTCCGTAGAGACCGCCAATTGGTAGCATCTTCAATCTCCTCCTTAATTTGATTAAGGAAGTTTCCTACAAGCTTGTCATAGTCTGTTGTCAGTTCGACAACGGAAGCTCCAATCTCGTCTTCCCCTAGTGTCCGTAGGACTCTGTTAAGCATCTGACGATAGGTCACTGCCATTATCTTCTTCCTCCTCGACGGGGTTCATTAGTTGTGCCACTACCGCGCTAACCTTTTGCTTCAGGATGACACCAGCTTCAGCCTCACCCATGCCATTAAACGATGCGCGTTCTAGTACAACCAAAATGTTTCTGTAATCTTGTAGTTCCAATTCCATTTATCTCTCCCAGACAAATACTATAATAGACGCCAGGACTGGCTCAATGGTGAACTTAGTTCCCCGAGCAATTCTGTGTCGGTTTAGGAGCATGCCATTTACATCGACCTGTCCTGTTGCAACCACGAGGCAAACCTCATGATCGAATTCGAATGTGTAGGGATCTAGCCCTGGCTTACCTGCATGCCTATCGAGCTCATGCCACTCATGGTCTAGCTTGACCCCAGTTGCTGCTGAGATGCAAAAGTACTTCATGTCCTTACCAGCTGTAGCAATAGCCATTCCACCTGGAGCTACTTGCTTGTCAGGATGGTGGGGGCAGCTATATCCAAACCCTTCGATAGTGTAGGGTTCAAAGCCTTCATATTCACTTGTAAGAGATCCTGACAGGACTGCGGTAACGTTAGGGCTACGGACGAAACCATCGCCTACATGCTCACCTGTGACTGCAGTGACCATTTCTGCGCCTTCTTCAGCGTTGCCTGTGATGACTCTAAACATCTTGCACTGTGCTTCGATTTCAAACGTCCACGACATCGCCATCTCCTGTCTCATCATTTACGTAGGCACCATTAAGTGCTCCAATGTCCCAGTTGTCTAGACGGTTAGCATCAATCTTGGCTTGGTCTCGTGCTTCCCAAATCCCGCATGCTTCGTCGGCCTTGCGTCTCATCTGTCGCTCAATCCACCTGGGAGTAGGTGTGCGGTCAGAGGGGATGTCAATTGCCATCTCCACTGATGTGCGTCCTGTGCAGTGATAAGTGACCGTGACTTGGTGGCCTAGTACTTCTCGTACTGAGCACTGATATCGCATATTAATTCCTTAAAATAGGGTGGCCGATACGACCATGCCTGTGCGTGTAGCTAATACTGTTCCAGGACCTCCGGTCTCACGGAACTCAAATGTTAGTGTGCTTGTGGTAGTGCCTGCAACGTTCAATCGTCTGTTACCCCACACCCTGTTCGCGGAGAGAGCCAGCCATGTGTTGAGCCCTGAGTTGACTGTAGGACTGGTCCCTGCTGTGAGTGTAACTCGTACATCCCAGAGGGCTCCTAGTGCTGCGTCAATATTGTCACAATGCCACTCATCAGCAGCTGGAGCAGTTGGAGAGCCTGTGATCGTCACATCTCCGTTGCTATTTAAAGTGATTCTGGAATCTGCTGTACCTACACCCTTAACAACAACACTGGTGTGATTGTAAGTTCTGGAAACCAGGCAAATGTCTGCACCAGATAGTCCAGACGACGTTCCCATGATCGCTCTAAAGATATGCTGTGGACCTGCCATTAGCTTACCGAGTCAGAGAAGATGTTATACACTGCGTCCGTTAGTTTGTGAATAGAGCAGTACCCACCGGATAGAAGGGTTAGGTTACCTGTTGTGCTAGTGACGGTTCCATCGGTCTTAGAATGTCGCAAGGTTACACCTGCTCCTGATACGATAGTTACCACGCCTCTGCCTAAATCTGTGGCATTTGAAACAAAGAACCACGCATCTTGAGGGACTGTAGTCTCAGTGTTCAATGTCAGCGTGTGGGCTGTAGCACTGGAGTGACGAATAAATCGACCCCAATGGGCATCATTAATTGTTAGGTTAGCAGCGAAATCGTCTCGGTCTGTTACTCCGTATCCTACTGGTCGGAACGATTGCGCTTGGTCCTTAACATGCATACCAGACATCTGGTCTGTAGTCGAGCTATCTGCAGTACGAGCTTCTTCAACGTTGTTGTAATACAAGGCAACTCGTGCGTTGGCTACTCCGATGAGAGAGTTTTCACTTGCCGCTACTTCTAGTTCAAGGTTAGTATCAGCGCGTAGAATAGTGGATGTGTCAGGATCGGCAGATAGGATCGTGCGAGTTGTTCCGCCCGCATCTTCAGCGGAGATGATAATAGGAGCACCGTGTGTTTCACTACGGATGATCATTCCACCAGCACCGATATGCTGGATAAAGCCTTGGCGGACACCGAAGTTCTGTGACCACCACTCGATAAACGCAGCGTCTGAGCCTACTCGTGAGACGGCAATACCGCCTAACTGTGTTCGCATGACAGGAGTAGTGATGTAGTACGCACTGGTGGCTGTACCATCATTTGTAATGATATTCTGGCCACTTCTACTGAATACGCCTGTAGCGGAGTCTAGCTGTGCTGCTGCGTTTAGGTCTGCACCGATTGCTACACTACCACCATTGATGTTCAAACTCAGTGTGGCAGTGGCTCCGTTGTTACGGGCCATGATCTCGTCACTGTCGATGCCGATGTTAGCACCAGCACTAGAGCCAACCTGGAAAGCGTGCAGGGTACCTGCTAGACTTAGGTCATTTGTTGCTGTCAATCTAAGACGGGGCATGGTCACATCACCAGTGAAAGTATCTCCTGCAATGAGAGCGTACTGATCGTGATCGTCATCACCAAGTCCTGCTAGGGCTCCGTGATCAATAGATCCCACTGTAAAGTGAACAGTAGCATCTGCGATATGTGTGTCAATCTGAGGGTGTGTGTTAGTCCCAATGTTAGTCAGGAGCGTGTGATCCAGCACACCGAATGTAGACTTCTGTGCGACAGTCCACTTTAAGTTAGTTGCGTCCCAAATTGGAACATCGTCAGCCACGAGTGCTCCTACGAGGAAGTTGGAATTCCCTGGTAGTCCCTCGCCTCTGAGCTTATACGGCTGTGCCATTATTGTCCTCTGCTAAAAACTCTCAAGCGAAAGTGCTTAGGAGAGAGGGGGCCAATTAAGACCCCCAGTTGGCTTACTTAGTGATGATCGGAACGATAGATCCGTCACGTAGGTTCTTAACACCGTAGATCATGTCTACTGTGAACAGGTCAGCAAGGTATTCCTGCTTGTACTGTGTCTGAGAACGCATACCCAGCTGCTCTACGAGCACTGTAGCATCACTGTGGAATAGGAAGTTCGCGTCTGCATCGCTAGCTGTTCCTGCGGCGTCTAGGAGAGGCAGCTGGTTAGTCACGTAGACTTCGTTTCCGTAAATGTCTCCAACGAGACCGTTTCGAATGCTGTTACCAGCTCCAACGTCACCTACGAACGCCTGCTCAGTGAAACGAGATAGACCTAGGAGATCTTCCTTTGTTTCTGGGCGGACAACAAACGAGCGACCTGCCATTGGCACGTCCTGGATGTCTAGGAGTCGGTTGGCTGCACGTACACCAGCGTCTGCGATAGGCAGAATAGCTGCAATGGCTGTCGCAGATGTTACGGCTGTACCGTCACCTGTGATGGCTGTTGAAGGCCATACCGCTGCGTCTTCGATAGTGTTAGTAGCTGCTGTGTAGTTTGCACTCCATGTACCTGAAGAGCTGTCGCCCATTTCAAGGATGAGTGAAAGGTCTACGTCACGAGCCACGGCATAACCACCGTCGTCAGTGTAGAAGCGACGAAGGCTTTCGAGGGCCTGTACGTCTGCAAAGTCTTCGATGAAACGAGAGTACTCTACGTGCTTGTTGATTGTGATATCGATTACGGTATCTGTTCCGTGCTGAATCAGTGTTACCTGGGCTTCAGCAGCCTTCGCACTAACGCTTCCGCGCTGAGGTGCAGGTACGTGGATAGTCGCACCCTTCTTGCCTCTGTGGTTGAGCTTACGCACTAGGTTAGCCAGAACTAGGTTCGACTTGTATGATGCGATGACTTCGTCACTCCATAGCTCTGGGATAAATCCCACTGCTACTTCTGAGGCGATAATATGGTTGGTTCCAAGAGCCATTATTTTATTCCTTGTGGTGTTGGATGGTTAGGTTTTTGATTACTTTACGCGACCTTCGCTATATGCGAGCATGATCTCTTCCTGAAAGGCTGGATCAGCGTAAGTGTTAGGCTTCTCTACGCGAAGCTGCATGAGTGCTGCTCTGCTGTATATCTTGCGACTAACAGTTGAGTCACTGCTTGATGTAGATTCCAGTCCTGCCTGACGAGCCTCTTCTGTGAGGTTAGGGGCTGAGTTGTCGTCTACTGTCTCGTCACCTGCTGGTGCGGGACGTGTAGCCTTGAATTCATCGAGTAGAATACTAGCTGCTTCCCAGTTGTTCTCGCGGGCTGCGTTTGCTAGGTTCAATCTGTACTGGTTCTGATTAACCCAGGTACTGAATTCTGTGCTGTTTGCAACATCATTAAAATCTGCGTGTCGCGCTACAAACTTGTTTTGGGCTAGTTCGCCCTCAAGCTCTGCCAAGCGGATTGAGGTAGCATCCTGTGATCCTGCATCGCGTGCAGACAGGTAGCGTTCAAGTGTTTCTGCTGGCTTGTCGAGTAGATCAGCACCTGAGATGGTTAGTTCATCTGCGGGCGTGTTCACCTCTAGGTCATTATGACGCTTCTCCTCCAGATTGAGGATTCGATCTGTCAACTTGCGCTGCGTTCCAAGGTCATTTGCCATGCGTCCATGTGCGGACTGCAGGCTCATATATGCGGAATGCTGCTTCTCTGCGCTGCCTTCGACGCTTCCTGTCCAGAACTTTTCTTCGATCCAATCAGGGCGGTCATCGTTTGAGGCATCTTCAGTAGGAGCCTGACCATCCGGTGCGGGTGTCGCAGTAACGGCTTCGGTTAGGTCCTTTTCAAGCTGTGTTAGGTCGTGTGTTTCTGTTACGTCTACTAGTGACATGTAATCTCCATTTACCATCCCTCACGGGATTTACGGTTGAGTTGTTAGGGGGAATTAAGCGCCAGGACTGGGACCGTAGTCACCGTGCGTGTCCAAACTCTTTTGTTCCTTAGCCTTTTGTTGACGACACATCTTATCGTACCTATCAGCGACTTCTGGCCCGACATTCTTCTGCCCTGCCATGGATAGCCAATCGATACGTGGTGGTGTAATCATCGCACGTACAGCATTACCGTCACAATTTCGACAGTCCTGGGGATCATCTCGCTGAGAGATCTTTACCAAGTCTTCGTGGACGTTACTGCAAGTGGTGCAGCGGTACTCGTAAGTAGGCATCTTAGAGGAAATCCCCTAGTGCCTGCTCGCTTGTTACTACTGCTACTTCTTCTTCAACCGCCTGCTCTTCAGCAAACGATGTGAAATCTCTGTCGATGCGTGTTTCCAGCTCCAGTACTTGGAGTAGGGCATCTCGATAGCCGCGTGAGTACTGATACTCATCCCAGCTGTTAGCGTTTGCCAGCACAGCTTGTGAGCTAGCATATTGTTCTTCTAAGTCAGACAGTACTGCCTTCCACCCAGGTGCGTTCAACACAGCCATCAGCTGGTTGTACTTTTCCTTTAGATCATCAGGCAATGCTGCCAGTAGATTCATATCCATGTTCACTCTCCCAAGTGGTTATTACGATGAATTTGTTGAGTTGTTGATCTTGCGAATGTTCGCATCAACTTGCTTTTCCTGTAGCTCCAGACGTCTCATTGCGATCTGGTTTTGCTGGTTAAACTGTACAATCTCTTGTTCCTGTAGCTGCACACGCTGCTGTTCGATCTCGACCTTATCGTCTTCGGTTTCAGCTCGACGTGATGCCACTTCAGCTTCTGCTAGTAGCTTACGAATCTCAGCGAGAGTCTTCTGGTTCTCTAGTAGTGCCTGTGTCGCTTCAGCCTTGGCCTGTTCGAACGATAGGTCTGCTAGTTCCTTCTGCTTCGCTTGTTCCTCTTCGCTAGGTGGAGCCATAGCTGCCTGCATAGCCTTGATGATTTCAGCCTTCTTAGTAGAGCTGGACATCTCAATGATACCCTCAGCAACTGCAATCTTAACTTCAGGGAAATCCTCTGGGAGCATAGCCATCAGTTGTGTTAGATTGAGCTGTTCGACTTCACGAGCAACTAGTCCCAGTGTGGCCTTCACAGTGAAGGTAGCATCTGTTGGGTAGCGGCGTGGATCGTACTGCATGTATCGAAGCATACTCTTGCGAATAGCTGGCTTGAGTGCGTTGCGGTCTACATTCTGAATTGCTCGCTTGGAGCGCTTCACGAAAGCACCGAGGAACACACTGTTGCTGGTAGCACCTGAGCCTCCAGATGACGACTGACTCTGCAGCGAGGTAGCCGTATCGAAAGCACCAGTACCCATCTGTACCATCTGAATCAGCTCTTGCGTCTGATTAAATGTGTTGGGCTGTAGCTGACCAATTGATAGTGGTTCTAGAACGTCGGAAGGCTTACCCTGTGTCAGCCAAACCTTACCAGGCTTGATTTCCATCTTGAAGCCACGTGGAATTCGACCTGAGTCAACACCGAGCATTGGTGAGCTGATGTATCCGAGTGCATCAATACGTGCACGCATTTCGGCGTCAAGTGCCTTCTGAGGGTTGTAACCCTTTTCAGCAACTCCACGTCCCCAGAATCGTCCAGGCACCTTCTCGAATTGAAACGCAATGATGCTGCGATCCTTCATCGTGAATGGGTTGGGCATTGCTCTAAGTAGAACACTTCCGTTGGCGATTGTTACGATGGCTTCGATAAGAGGGCCATCTCCTAGGTTAGCTGTGTCTCCACGTCCGTCTGCGTTCTGGTTTAGAACTGCGTCCAGGGGAGTACGGTTGCTTTCTAGGCTGTTTAGTAGGCGTAGGGGCACCTTTCCATGGTACTCAATCACTTCAACTGTTTCAGCCTGATGGCTATTAAGCGTCTGGTTGGCCTGTGCTTCACTGGCAAAGTCCACCTCGTGTCCCACCCTCGAAGACGCATGAGACGTCAACCAGGGTAGTGCATCCTTTCTGTATGTCCCACGCTCAATCTTCTCCAGAACTGAATGCATAGGCTTCTGCAACTTATGAGCTGCACCTAGCATGTCTGAAATCTTTGTACCTACAGGGTCGGGGATAAACTGGTCGGGACGAATAGCCTCCCACGTTACCTGTACTCGCTCGTCACCTACGGCTTCGAGTCTTAGTGTGTCTGGGTTGCGCTGTGGGGTCATATCCTTAATGACTTCCACATTAACCTTGAGAATGCCTGTACCGAAGATGGCAGCGTTCAGCACCGCTTCGGACATTGAGTCCTTAACGTTGGCGAGCTCCAAATCCTCCGTTAGCTGGTCGCGTGCCATGATGGCATCCAGCTTATCTTCATCTCCGATATTGTCAACAATGTCAAACCACTGCTCACGGGAGAATACAGCTTCCTCAATTTCGGCTACTGTCATTTCGATTGCTTGGCCCAGTGCAGGCGCGATCAGACGCGATCTCTCGCTCAGTCTGTTCTTGTCTTCCTGAGACCAACGGCCTCTCCACATACGCCAGTATTCGGCCCACAGGCGATTGTAGCCCATGTTTCTAAAGTCTTCCCACTTATTTACTCTACCAAAGACCCAGCTAGTCAATTCCTGCCCAGGCTGCGAGGGCTGGCGTGAGCTGGCTCTGCTTTCGGGAGTATCAACTAGGATCTCGTTACCTTGTGAGTGTACTTCTGCCATTAGTATCCTGATTCCAAGTCAAGTGGTTGCCAATCTGCAATCTCATGATCGCGGTAATACCCTACACTTGCCATTTGGTCTACATAGGCAAGGGCGTCGGGGCCATCATCGTGGGAAAGTGGATCGGGGAAGTCAGCGATTTGATCTAGGAACCATTCGTTCCAAGGCTCACGTGACTTACTCATTTCTGCTGTATCGCTGAGGAGCTTGATGCGTCCCCGCTGTGCTCGTCCCTGCAACGCGCTGACCACTCGGTCAATCTTGCGTTGGTTACCATGGCTCAGAGGCTCTGGTGTAACGTAGCGATTAAATCTGCGCATCTCGTCTTCGAGGTAGTCACCGATGGCGTTCATCAGTGCACCCTTTTCGATGCCAAGTCTTGCGCCAGGGAGCTGGTCACAAGTTCTAATAATTCGTAGTGCAACTTCACGTGCGTCCCAGTGACCATGCTGCATGTCTAGCACACACCAAGCCTTCTCGGTTACGTAAGTTGTACAGATAACTGTTTCGTCTGTTCTGACTACCTTGTTAGACTGCCTAACGAATCCCGCTAGGTCCACTGTAACGTAGTAGGCTCCATCCTCGTGGCTGGTAACGACGTGGTTACCGTGGCCATCTCTCTGGAGACCTGCGCCTGGTAGGCGGTCAAGGATTTCAAAGTCCTTTGGATTGATGATGTTACCACCACCTGATACAAAGTCAGCTTCGATTTCTTGACGTACTGTGTCACGTGAAGAGTTGTCTGAGTCCATCAGACGGTTCAACTCGTGCTCAGCCAGGAATGGGTTGTCCATTGACTTAAAGTGAAAACTCTCGTACATTTCATACGGATCGTTAGTACTCTCGTAGTCGTAGTCCATACCCTTCATGAACATCTTGTAGAAGTGGTTCTTGCCCTTCGGTGTCCCAATGAATAGGGCATCGCCCTCGTAGTCCATCAGTGCTGGGTCTAGGATCTCACTCCATACGTTTGCACGCATGTCAGCGTACTCATCAAGTACGACATAGCTCAGACCAATACCACGAAGGCTGTCTGGGTTATCCGCTCCCTTGATGTAAACCTTGCGTCCGTTAATCAGCTGAATCCAACCATCGTTGGTGTTCACGCCACTGATCAGTCCGCCATCCTTCTCATGCTTGAGAATGGACAT